TGGATCTATGCTTCCCGTTTTCAACCCAATTCCTGCCACAACTGGTTTAAATGTTGAGCCAGGACACCATACTTGACGGAAACGATTATATAATAGAAACAAACTATCCAGCATTTATAGTACCTAGAGGGTTCAAATGTAGGAATAATCGAGAAATAAACGACACCCACACAAACTTAACCACTTCTATCTACTATTCAAAACCGTCTTCAATCACATCACCCGTAGAATCCAAAAGAACCGAGTTGCGGGCTTTACGATAGATGGTTTGTCCCTGAATTGTTTTACCGGAACTGTCTTTGATTGGGTTTCCGCTTGAGTCTTCGATGTTATCTAAGAACACGAACTCGTTAGGATATCCTGCGAAAGCCGTTCCGGTAATAATTGTACCATCTGCTTTGTGTGCGGTATAGCCCTTCAACAAAGCTTCTTCCGTAACAGTATCGCCGGTAAGGTCGATCAAAACTTTATTGCCGAATACGACTTTATTCGCAGCCATTTGACAAAACCTCCTTATCCGATCGTAACAGTCTTCCCTCCGGCAGAGTTGTCGGTTTCTACATACGGGATTGCCTTAACTGTAACCTGAGATAAGCAGTTGTACTCTTCATCCGGCATAATCGTCTGAGCTTCTTTGGACGGTGTTACCTCCTTGCTCTGCGGCTTCATATCTTCAGAACCAGACATAGCGCCTTCAACGCCAAGAATCGTCACACCCTCACGAATGTTAGTAGCAATAAGCTTTGCCTGTTCAGTGGCATCAATAGACACCTTACCAGAACCGTCATGATAGCCTTGCGGTACTGTATATTCTCCAGCAACCGTTGAGATGGTACCTTTAACCGCACCGTTGTTCTTCATAGTACCTGTAAGTTTACTTCCACGGGCGTGCGCAGTCTTTCCTACGAGAATCTCTGCGACAGCCGCAGTATCCTCGGAAGTATCGCTGTCGAAAGTACAGGTACCTGTGATCTTTGCACCGCTCTTATCGTGAGCAGTAATACCTTTGAGGATCTTATCTGCACTGACGGAATCGCCAGTAAGATCGATAAGGACATCCCCCCCATAAATGACTTTGTTTACATTCAGATTCGCCATAATGTTTAGTCCTCCATGACACTTTCATTATTTTTCTTTATCAGCAGTCTTGTTGTACTGGGATGTACTGATTCCAAGGATAACACCAAGGAAAGTATCAACCGCAGTGATGGTTCCGACCACCTGCTCTCCATACGGGAGACTCCAGATTCCGGCCAGTGCAAAGTATAATGTACCAGCAGCCGGAAGCAGATACATAGCAATCCACTTAAGGATGTCGTATGTCTTGTTACTCATGCTCATTGTGCTCTTCCTCCTTCTCTATAAATTTATGAATCGGGAGTTTGTCCACCTCCTGCATAATTCGCTTCGCTGAACCGTTCCCGCCCATACGTTCGTAGGGTTCGTAGAGATATACCCTCAGATTTTCATATTCATCCTGGGTTACACACCCACGGTCAATATACGACATTCCAAGATACATGATCCTGTCATGTGCCAATCCAATAAGCATCTCTGTTTTAACATCTTTTTGCTCGCTTTTCTTTTGCAAATAGGCCCACAGCCCAGAAGATGCAAGAACTGAGCTAAAGATCGTAAGTACAACCTGAAACCATGGTTCCATCGTTTCCTCCTTCTTTATGTGCAATCATGCAGACCTATCAGAAACAATCAGCTTCTTGTTGACTATTGTGATTTTCTTACTAAATAGGTCTTCGTAAAGCTGTATTAAATTCTTTCGTTGTTCTCTGGATAAGAGCTTATAATGACCTCCCATCCAACCGCGAAACATGTTCTCGACATTGTCGTAATCCGCTTCTTCATGTCCAACCTTAACGGCAAGTTTCTTGAGTTTTCTACGCATGGCGGTAACTCGATCCGGATTTATTCGTTTGATGACTTTACCAGTATCTGTAAGTGTGTACTTGATTTGCAGGAATTTATATTTGCTCGAAATCTTAACGATTCTAGTTTTCTTACGATTGATATGGATTCCCAGTTCAGCTGCAATTTTACAGACGTTTTCGAGCAACTCTTCAAGCTCTTCTTTACTGGGATTCATGATGTACCAATCGTCCATATACCTTCCATAAAATTTCTGCTGACGTACATACTTGACGTAATTGTCAATAGGATATGGATAGTAAATTCCAATGACTTGCGAAAGCTGATCTCCAATATTGACAGACTTCTCCATCCACTTTTCGCCAGTGAGCTTCTCTTTTGGAATGTTCCTATACTCCAGTTTATTGAAAGTATCGGTCATACAGGCCTCGTATTCCTCGTCAGACATGTACGAAACATCGATCTGGAAGCCCTTAAATATCAACGTTAAAAGCCAGTCAATAAACTCATCGTCATTGAACAGCTTCAACAATTCTCGTTTGGCAATCTCATGGATAATATTGTCATAGAACTTTGAAAAGTCACCGAATAGAATATAACCGTCATTTCCGTATAATTGGTAGTATTTGTGGAGATGGATTTCGAATCGTTTTCTCTGTTGTGAAATTCCGCGCCCCTTGATAGATGCGCAGTTATCATAGATAATATGTTTCCTAACTTCTGGAAGTAAAACCTCATCGCACAGAGAATGTCGGACGATGCGATCGCGGATTTGAATGCTTGCCTCATAATCATTCATGACAGGCATTTTGCTTTCTCAACTCTTCGCTTATGGTCTGCTTAATTTTTTTATCATCCAACGGCTTTGCAAGATGTGCGTTCATTCCTGCATCTAAACATCTTTGTACATCTTCTGCAAAATCATTGGCGGTCATTGCAATAATCGGAATTATTCCTGCATCTGGTCGATTTAATGCCCGGATTGCTTTAGTCGCTGTCAATCCATCCATTACCGGCATCATAATATCCATAAGTATTGCATCAAATGTACCCACCGGATTATTATTAAATAATTCGACAGCCTGCTGTCCATCATTAACCATTGTAATTATTGCACCTTCATCTTCTAAAAGTATTTCTGCAACCTCGGCATTCAACTCATTATCCTCTACTAACATGAGATTTAAACCGTGAATGCTATTCTCTTTATCCGCCTCTTCTTTCTTAGATTTTTCTGGTGCAGCTCCCATCTCAAAAGGCAATTCAACTACAAAAGTGGATCCCTTTCCCACTTCGCTGGTAACAGAAATCGTGCCTCCCATTTTATCAATCATTTTTTTCACAATAGCCATGCCAAGTCCGGTTCCATGATAATTGCTCCGGGCATCAGCTCTTTCTTGTGCAAACGGTTCAAAAATATTTGTCGCAAATACAGCGGATTCGTTATAACGTACGGATGTACCCAAATACTATCTTCTGAAAAATCCACTGAAATTCCCTTATCCAGAGCACTTCCATCCATAATAGCTTTCATATCATAGAAAACATCAGGTAAACAGACTAATTCTGATGATAATTCTTCCCTGCCATCCTCCAATTTACTCATTTGTAAGACATCATTAATCAAAGATAACAGATGGTTTGCCGCCTTTTCCATTTCTTTGTAATTTTCACGTACTTCATTTTAGCTTTATAATTTTATTCATGAAATTATTTTTTCTCATCTATAATATCTCCCACTGATGCAACATACTTCTTATTTCGATATATCCCAAAATAGTATCACCAATCAAGAGAGATATCCGACAATTCCTATATATCCATCTTTCTTTAAAGGAGACCATAAGGTATGCAGTTTCAGATCATACATCTGCCTTTTATTTTCCACCTTTGCCATTAACTGCAATGAGATTTCTGTATTCTGTATTGATGTCTGGTCCAGTAACGCTCTGATATGTTGAATATCTTCACTGCTTACTTCGAACAGTTTGAATATATCAAACTTCGGATCATCTCTCTGACACAGTATCTGCTGGTTTCCGTTAATTATAATCAGCCGACCTGAAATTGCATTATACTCAATGGAAATTTTGCCACTGTCCATTTTAAAAAACTCTATCTTTTCCTGCATGAGCTCAATGACACGCTGCGAATAATTTTTACGGGGTAAAGACTTTTCCTTTAGTATTTCGTCAGAGAGCCTCTGTGCTTCATAATACTGTTTATTATCATTCGTATACATCTTGGAAAACTGAAGGCTTAGTTCTTTCAGGCACTTAAGAAGAACTGGATTGAAC